AGCTACATCGTGAAACATTTTAACATCCCCTGTTTCAGTTTCTTTGAAAAAGTTAAATCGTTCTTCTTTTTCAGTTCCATTAGGCTGAACCAATCTAACTACTTTTTCTTCTGTGTATAATTGTTGCATTAAAGGTATTGCAACTTTACCAACTTGATTTAAAAAGTTTTCTACATCATCTCTACGTGATTTAATTCTACGTTGTCCAAATTCATCTACAACTAATGTTCCTCTATATGTAGAAGGTGCTTGTCTTCCGCTACCTTGCATTAATTCAAAAATACCAAAACCATACTCTAAATCATATTTAGCATCTGCTTCATTTTTATACAACTCATTAGGAAGTGGCACAGGACCAGCAACTATAGGCGCACCTAGTTCAGCATCAAACTCAATAACACTGGTACCTGCTTTACTCCACTCTTCTTCGATTTGTCGAAGATCTGCTGAACCACGAGGAATAAGTAGTTTTACATTAGTACTTGTACTTGCGTGTGCAATAATTAATGAACGAATTTTATTTATATATTCTTGCAATGGTCTGTATAGTCTTACATCAGATTCAGGATATGGATTTCTATGATGTATATTCATTAATGGAATAATAGGATAATCTTCCACTGGTAGTATTCTTGTGTATAGTAAATTATTTCCAACAGTAACGCATTGTTTAACGCAGCACTTTTCTATTTTTATAACTTCTATTTGTTCTAATCCAATTAATTCTTCTGCTGTAATAGGAATAATAGAAGTAGTACTTCCTGGTATACCGTCTTCATCTTCAGGACCAGCAACCTTTTGAGGTTCTTGTGGAATCATATTTCCCATTTGATCAAACTCAGGTTCTGGTAATGTAAAATGAAATACTTGACCAATGCTTTGTAAAACTAAAAGAAGTTCATCCATAGCAACTTCGTCAAAAACAATTACTTCTTCCCCAGTAATTTTTGAAAGCTTTACATATTGATTCATTAAATATTCTTTATACTCTTGCTCATTTAATAATAATTCTTTTCTTGAAAATTTTTCATAAACATTATAATAAGTATGCATTTCTTTAGAATAACGTTCAATATATTTTCTCTTATTATGATAAGTAGTAGTTTCGTCTGTATTAAATATTTGACCTTCAGTAGCTGCTAAATTAGTTTCAGGATAGTCTTCGTCATTATCTATGGCACTATCTGAGTCTAAAATAATATCACCAAACTCAGGGTATTGTTGCATAGCTTGTTCGTCTGTAATATATTTTACAACTAGTATGTTAGCAGCATCACGAGCATAAACGTCTTTTGAGTTTGGATCTATGTACACATCTAAAGGATTTACGCTTTTTATATAAACCTCACCTTTACCCATGTCTGCATCGGGATCTTGGTAAACATTTAATACTCCCATACCACCAACATAATAGTCATCAATAACTTTTTTTAATTCTTCATCTCCAGATGATTGTGACCATACCCAAGAAAATAAATCAGAAAAAACTTTTGCTGTATCTCTATCAGAATCTTCTCTAGCTGTAGATCTAAACTGTGGAGAGTTATACGTTAGAAGAGATTTTGCGGTTTCCACAATTGGATGTATTCTATTTACAACAATTGGTGCTTGACCTCTATTTTCTAGAACTTGACGTTCTTCATTAGTCCATTGAGCACTAGTATAAGGAGTTGATGTTGTAGACAAACCTGTCATTGCCACGGTTTTATATAAAACTTGATCTGGATCTTCTTTCC